AGTTGTTCCGTAGATAGTGTCTGCGTCTACACCGTCAGTTTTCATTTGTTCAGCTTTAGCGAGTGCGTCTAAATCAGCATTTCTAGCACCCTTCCCACCGATCATATCTCTACGAGGGTTAAACATCTTTAGAAAAGCATCTTCAACAAAAGGATTATCTTTAGCTAACTTAGGAATATTCGCTATTCCCTTTGCTGCTAAATAAGGGGCTGCTATGAAGTTAGTCGGGTCTGACGTTGCCTCACCTACAGTTGACACTGAATGCTCCCACGGGGTTGAAGGGGTAAACTCTGTATTAAGTACATCTGCGCCCGTAGCAGTATCTAAATACTGTTCAACGTAATTAGGTCGATCTTTACCGCCCATCGTGTATTCACCGACATCCTGCGCCATTCTTGCTAGATTACCTATTGAGTTATAAATACCATGCGCCCATGCCTCACCCGTATTACTGAAGGCATCGTTAGGGTTAAATGACTGCCCTTCAGAGGTTGTATGTGAATAACCTTTATTAGCCTTAGCTAACCTGTCTAATTTAGTTAATGCGTAGTTATTATCTCTAACATGAAGGTCAGAGATTCGTAATGGTGGCATAGTATAATTCATCGTGTACCTCTGGATTTCTGGACAACCTCAACACCCATAGCATGTGTAAAATCACCGCTCGTTGTTATGGATATTCGATGGTATCTATTTTGTGTTCTAAAGTTAGCTTTTCCACTAGCATCTAGGACTGTGTCTAGGCTCTCTGTGGGCGTTTCTGAGAGGCTATCGCGTGTACTCACCTTAACGGTACAACTACCGTCAATAATAGGTCTAACGTGCGTTAATTGCGTCTTACGACCGTCTGTGGATATTTCACCCGTTTGTATGGTTGCAGGTAAGGTATCGCCTGAGAAAAAGGCTAGTTGATTGCTAGAATTAAACGCTGCTAATTGAAAAGCACCGCCTTTAAATACGTTAGAGTCTAAACTACTTGTTAGCGAGTCTAAATCACCGAAGTCATCTAGTTCCTCTAATGTATAAGCACTCGTAGCACCCTGAAATAATACTTGTGAATCAAGTGTCCCTGTACCCCAGCGACCCGACTTAAAGTTATAAGCTATCAATGAATCTAATGCGCCGTCAGTTGAATTAACAGAGGGGTAAGCCCATATAACAAACCCCGCTTCAGGGCTAATAGAGCCTGATATATTATTTAGATACGATTGATTAACATGAGCTAAAAACCACTTGTCTACTTTGTTAATCCCGATACTTTCGGAGTTTGTGCCGTTTTGTAATACATAAAAACCGTCTTGCGCTAGGTAGTAGATGTTCTCACCATGCTGAATAACTGACCCACCCGCAGGAGTGCCTAACCCTGGAGCTATTTCATCTAACTGAAAGACTAAAGGAGTACCTACATAAGTCATGCGCCATATAGAACGCTCTTGAAAGATAGTACCGTACTCACCACCGACAATACGTTTAATCTCTCCGCCTCTGCCCTCTAAATCTTGCCAGTCGCTTTGATTAGTGCCTGGAGTCCATTCGGTAGCATCTTCAAACCCTGACCACCTAACTCTATTCGTTGTGTTACCGTCTGTAGAGTCCCATGTATTACCCACAACCACGAAGTTTTTGACAGTCGTTAAGGTCTTACATTGAGGGGGACTACCACCTAGATCAGCATACGCGCCACCACCTAAAGTAACAACTTGCGGAGTGTCACCGAACTTACTCGCGATAACTTGATTACCCCACTTCAGGAAACCCCAGCCGTTACCATTATCGGTATAGCCTGAGTTCATCGAGGTCGTTGCAGAGGAAGTAATGGAATATAACTGCGTATTATCACCCGCGAATATGTAATTCGTGCCATCGTCTGATTTAGTAGTTACAGCACCCTGACAGGGGTTATCTAACGCTATCGAATAAGCCGCTAAATCAGGCAAAGGGTTATAAGAATTGACCGAAGGGATTACGTTATTCGCAATACTCGCAACACTTGTGTTTAAGTCTGCGACATCAGGGGCTAGTTCACCGAAAGGAATCATACAACACCATCAAGATAAATGGCTGTAGCACCTTTGAACTGGTCAGCACTATTAATAGAATTAACCGCTGCTTGATACTTTAATTCATACTTAGCAAATGCCTCATCATCACCTAAATAATCCGCAGCTTCACATAAAGCCCCGAACAGATAAATATTAGGGTTGATTGTCATTAAGCGATTAGTCGTATCAGTCGCAAGATCAGGTCTAGCCACATAGGTATAATCCATCGTATAAGTCGAATCAGGCGCAGGCGCGAAGTGAATCGTATTACCCTCAACCGTAAACGCTATAGGTCTGCCCGTTGTGGTACTCGCATAAGTCGCATGAAACGAGTCAGGAGGCATATAGTCAAGACTTGCGTAACTACCTAGATTAGCCCTTATCATCGACTTAAAGTCGTCAGGCAAGGACTCAGTAGCAGCATCAACCGTTAAAGTCGTTGTGAAGTGCAAATCATTACTAACCACATCATTAGCAATACGGCTTTCTGCTAACGTAATAAAGTCAGGAATAATAGACGTTACTGTGTCGTTATTTATAAAGTTAGTTACCGCTTGTTGTAGATCAGAATAATTTGTTAGTGCCATTAGACTTTACCTGGTATTGCCTTAAAAGAAGAATTATCTCTATGGTTTAAAAACTTAGTAACAACCGAATGATGAGTATTGAACGCGTTATATATCTCGTTATGCTCACGACACCAGTTTTTTAATACAATTAGAGGAACAGTGCCTACATAGTTTGCAACTTCGCTTTTGTACCCATCAAAATTACTAGCATTTGTTCTAGCTCTTTTAACCTCTTGTGATAAATCTTCTTCGGTATAAATAGAGAAACTGCCATCATTTTCAAATTGCATGGTTTTCTTTTGCTTACCACGCGCCATAAAGGGAACTTTCATATTGCCACCTTTATTGCACCCACTTCTTGATACTTACGGGCTAACACTCTGGGAATTTCCACAACTTCACCTATATATGCTGTGCGATCACCTACACCACAACGCCTACACACAGTGACTTCTATAAGCTCATCATCTGGCTTTTTAACCGCTTTTTTTACAGATTTCTTGACTGTCATTTTGTTGTCCTCTCGACAATAAAAAAGCCCCTACAAGTCACCCTGTAGAGGCTCAATAAAGGTTTAACTAATCTTATGTATTAAGATCACCGATTAAACCATGCGCGTTATTGTTACAAACTTCTAGTGTAGTTTCCCACACCATTTCTTGCTGCAAGTTATCACCTGACTTGCCTAGCTTTTCTGCACCTAGTGGGCGCAAATCTGCGAGAGCAAGATACTTAGGATCAATAGCAAACACGTTTTCATCTTCCATAATGTCTGAACTTATTACATTCAGCGTATGATGATCTCCTTTGTACACATCAAAACTATGTACTAGTTCGCTAGTGTTAGTATCAACATAACGAGTTGAACCACCTGCAAAGTTATTAAACAATGTGCGATTACCAGCAGACATAACTAACATTGTGGGCTTGCCACCATTAGTAAAACAATCATTTAAAACATTAATCAATAATGTTTCAGTGAATGCCCTTTGTGTCCCTGCTGTTAAAGTATCCGCGCCCGTACCTGCTGAAGCTGTACCCGCTATATCGATGTTTGAAGTCAAGTAAGTATGCAAAGACCCCATCTCACGCGCAGCTCCACCATTTGCGGCTTCAACTACTTTAGCGTTGCCGATACCAGCAGTACCACCACCGTTGATGATAGACCACTCACAATCGCGCTTGATTTCTATCATCTTCTTAGCTTTTTCATGCGCCATGTAGTTGCTAATACCAGCAGTGTTCATACCGTTTTGCTGTGTACCAGAAATTACAATCTTATCCTTTAGGATTTGAGTGTAGTTACCGAAACGAGCTGGGGGTGTGACTGTGCTTGCTGCCGAAGCATCATCGCCTTCAATCGCTGCGTTTGAACTAGGAGCGCGAAGTGAATCTGTACTCCACTCATGGTTAGTGTTAGATGCTTTTGTTTTCTTTATTGCTGAAAGGACTGGAGTTTCTTCTTGCTCAACACGAAAGAGATTATCTGATAAATCTTCTCTATTAGTTGAAACGTCATACTTCTCTAGTGTTCCTGTAAATTGTGCCATTTTAGTTGCCTCTTGCTATTAACAGTTTCGCGAGGTCATCTTGTGAGCCTGTTTTATTAAACTTACTCTCAAGTGATTGAATCCTCTGCGTGTTCTGATTTACGTTTTGACGAGCATTCGGTTTGACTAGCTTAGGGACTGTCTTGACCTTCTTCTTAGCTATATCTATATCAGTTACCGCTTTGTCACCATTCATGGCTTTACGCGCCATTAGGATGACTCTGTGATCTCTAACATCGGATATTTCTTCAGGAGAAAACCCATTCTGTCCTAGAAACTCTGCTACCTGTGCCGCTTCAACTTTCCTAACGCTCTCGTCTTTCCACGAAGGGACTGCCGATAACAATAGAGCGTCTTGATCTTGCAAGTATTTAACTTGCTTATCTTGATTCTCTTTTTGTTGATTGTTAGCTACTTGTTGAGCGTGCTGAGTTGCTGAGTTAATTGCATTGTCAATCTGTGCTTGTCGCTCTCCGAACTTCTGCCTTTGCATTAAATACCCACTCGGATCATCACCTTCTAATTGCTTCCAGTCGGTAGCATTAAATTCATGCGTCAACTGCTCTTGAGCAAGTCTAAGGGCGTAACCTGTGCGCTCTAATTCCTGGTTTAGTCTGGTTTGTGAAGATTCACGTTGCTCTTGCCATTGCTTTTGTTCAGACAAAAACGCCTCGTTCTTCTTCGTATAATCAGATTCAAGTTGATAGCCTTTCTTGAGGTCGGCAAGATTTACCTCTCTTTCTTCACCATTTACCTTTGTGGTCAGGTTAATAGACTTCATAAAGTCATCTATTTCCATTCCTGTAGCTTCTGCAAGCTCGGCAATAGTTTGAAAAGAGGCTTCTGCTTCTTCAGGTTCAGCGTCTTTTGTTTCTGTGTCCTCGGCTTCTATTTCAGCTTCCGCCTCTATATCCGCTTCGGGTGTTTCTGCTTCTTCAGCCTCGATAGGCTGTGCTTCTTCTGTAGGCTCGTTACTTTCTGCCTCATTATAACGAGATAATAGGGCTTCAGCAGCTTCGTCTACAGTAAGACTAGCTGAATCGCCCATAGGGGTAGACTCTTGCATAGTGTTCTCCGTCAAAGGGAAATGTGGCTATCGTCACGACAGTCACAATCTGGTTTTTACACCGGATTCTTTAGTTAATACTGGGGCGATGATCTACTTCTAAACGACCAGTATTTATTTCATATTCTATTTCTTGAATGATTGCCTGTAATACCTGTAGAGATAACATCAGTTGATTGCTAATCTCTGTTTTCTCTAGTGGACAGCTCTCAATCTGGCAAACAATATTCTCGCGTACATTAGCAAACGCATCTTGTAAGATAGGGTTAGCTAATAACTGTTCAGCGTCTTTTGATTTAATACTCATTCAACACCTACCGGCAAGCCTTCTTCGTTACGAATAATATCTTTAACTTCATTAGTACCCGTGTTCCTTATTCCTGTCGGTCTACCTTCACCATCAAAGATAATTTCTTTAGGTTGATTCATGTTGTTAATTACTTGTGCCATTGTTTGCATCTGCTCATTCATTTGAGTGTTCATCTGCTCAACTATCGGGGCTGCTTTCTCATCGTGATCCATGCTCTTGATTTGCAATTTAGTTGTTGCGTCAAGATCAGCCTTATATTTCTGCATTGCTAGTGCTTCATCGGCTTGAGCGTCTTTCAATTGCATCTCAAGTGAGTCAACCTTATTAGCGTAGTCTTTAGCCTTAGAATCATTAGCGTTCTTAGACTGCGTAATTTGAGCTTTAAGCATCTCTATTTCTTTCTTATACGTTAGCTCTATTTCATCCATTTGTGCTGTACGCTGGCTCTCAGCCTGTTTAAATTGCATCTCCATTGCTTTGTATTGCATTTCTGCTTGTTTGATCTGACCTTCCTGGTTCAATCGTTGCATTTCTACTTGTCGCTTACTATCTTCTATAGCCTTATTAGCCTGAATCATAATCATATTCGGGTCAGGTTGTTGCTGTTGAGGTTGTTGAGGTGGAGCTAACTGTGGATTAATAAAATACTTATCCACGTTCTTTTCACCTGCTGCCTCTACTAATAATCTCTTAGCGTTATATAAGTTCTGAGGATTAACTAATTGCCCCATTGCTCCCATCTGAATAGCCTTATCCTGTTCGGCAATAATGACTCTTGCGGCTGCCATCTTTTGATTTCTATTACCTAAACCTAAACCGACATTAACTGTTAGTGATTCGCGCTTCTTCCACTCACTAGGATTAACCTGAGTCCACTGACCGTTCAGCTTCATCCACTTAGTGTCACCATGCGTTAGGATTAAATGATGCAACTTTAAGAAGATGTCTTTAAATACAGTCTCAGCAAATAC